TTCACACTCCACAATTTGTTCACAGTCCAAAGCTTTTATAGTAAAATCGTAATTTGATTCATTCTTAAGCATTCCTGAAATAAACCCAGTTTCATAATTGGCTACAACAGAGTTTATAGTAACACTGCCCCTGACTGGATACTGGACTTTTCTATTGAAGACATAATCAGATCCTAATCCATAAAGATCAACCCTATCTAAACTGAAACTAAAATTAAAGTTTTGTAAAATCTGCTTTGACTGTAATAAACTTTGTCCTCCTACCTGAAGATCTTCTAAAAATAACTGTAAATCCCCTGGTTCTACTGTTTTAGGGTTAGCCAAGTCTACATCTATTCCTAAACCCAAGTAATTTTCCCTCTTGGTTAATAAGCCAGTAAAATCTAAATCGCCTACCCCTATATTGTTTCCAGAAGATAAATTTATAGATGGCATCTCTATGTTTCCAGTATAAAGTTCAGCCTTCATATTCGAACATTTATAGCTAGTAGAAACAGTGGGTAAATTACCAACTTGAAAAGAAATAGCATAATCAGTCAAAAAACAATTGCCAAATGATATTATTTCTCCGCTGTTAGGATTGGTTATTTCACTGGATGTTAAATATTCTATAGCATCTGAACCCTGATCTGGGTGATTGTAAAAATAAAAGTTATTAGAAAATAACTCAACTCCAGAAACAAAAGATCCATCAAGACTTGATGGTAATAAATCTATACTAGTATAATCTGCGTTTAAACCTAAAATCTTCTCATTTTCCATAGCTGGAGAATAAAGATAACTAATAGACAAATCTATATCTGGATGTCTTGGCAGATCATCAACAGCATAATAACAAGATCCAACCTGCTTTTTTACTTCTCTGTTTCCAGGTATAGAAAAAGAACTAGATTGTACTCCACCAAATAGAATTGCCGTTTCATCAACAGTCTTAAAAGCTGGAGATGTACCAGCCAAAACTGCAGTATTGTTGCTTTTTAAATTAACCCTGTCCATTTTAACTGTCTTCGTAAATTAAACCTAACGGATCTTCTATGAAAGAAACTTGTATATTATGAGCATTAAACGACTTGAACTCATGGGTCCAGTCTTGACATATATAAACTTTAGGCCTGTTATATACAGATGGTATTAAATGCCTAAACCTCCTATAACCAGCTTTGTTTTCTAAAAAATGTAATAATGAAAAAGCTTGCTTGGTAGGTAAATCTGTAAAATTATAAGATATAGGCACTAGTGCCGTGTTCTTTTTGACTGTTTGTCTTTTTATATACCTCTCTCCAAACTTTACGGTATCAAATGTAACCTCGTTCTGCAGTCCAGCGTCTGGACACCAGAAAAAATCAGTATCGCTTCCCCAAGCAGAATTGACTCCAGTTGGAGAGTTGTCTGGAGAAGAAACATGGTCACCAGTGCAGTAATAAAAATTATTAAGCTTGTTTTGGTTTACTCCCGTATAAACTATATCAAATGTTTTATAACTCTTAGAACCAGACCAATTTTCTAAGTCGTAATTAAGAAAGCTTGTACCACTCCAGTTCAGTATGTTTGGCGCGTCAGAAACCTGTATTGACGCTGCTACTTCTATATCGTCTAAGCTCTTGTGGTTTATTGCGTATGCGTCGCAGTAACCGAAGTTGTTTTTGTAAATTTCTCCATCTATAGAAAAGGATATGGTATTTGTCCCACTTGATTGCTCAAACGTGTTTGCTAATTCCCTAGCACCAGATTCACTTGTTTTATATAAAAGATTAAATGAAGCCTTTAAACTATTAATACCAAGCGGTATAATATATAAATGATTATCATGTACATTTAATTTTAAATTTTCAGCAGTAAAATTAACGGTTGTACCGTAGTCAGGCTTCTTTCCTGTAAGATCTACTGTAGAAACACCAGAAAAGTTAGCTACTCTATTATAAAAATATTCTTCAGACATTAAATATGACCCTTATAGTTTAGTGTTAATGTTGCACCTCCTTCAGAAGATACTGACAAGTTCTCAGAAATTAAACTCGCGTTAGGAACCGTTAAAGTTTGTATTGGCAACCCATTTCTCCCGTTTATAGATAATGATACATTTTTGTTTTCTCTTTCTTCCAAAAAGGAAAACCCGTCTTGTAGAAAAGCATCATCCACATCTATTGTTATATCAGCTAAATACTCCATAGGTGAAAATCTTTCTACCGCAGAAGGAACATTAGAACCTATTGTATAGTAATATTTTCTTCTTGGTTTTAAAGAGTAATTAAAGCTTGTTATTCTGTTTGTCGCAGATTGCTCGCAGGTAGCGACAATAGATCCTTGACTGGGTATATCTATCGGAGGATGTTGCAGTGGTAAAAGATTATTGCTTGTGTCTAGATCTATTGACATTTCATCAAGCACATCTAATGTGACAGAAACTCTAGGTGCAGCACCCACGGCACAATTAACAGCATAACTGGACAAATAGGAAGAGGCAAAACCGTAGTGAGAATTTTCGTAGTACACATCACCAGAAATAGGTAATATACCAGTGTAATCTAAAACAGGGTCTTCATAAGTAAGATACCTAGAAAAACTAACAGACTGAGATTGCTTTGAATCCACAGAGGTTAACCCCTTCCTGGTTCCAAGTGGAAATATATTTGAAGCGGTGCTTGAGTTTACAACAGAGAGAGATTCCACCCCAGACAACTCATAGCCGCCTAAGAAGAACCTAACTTCGTCATTTAATTTTAAATCAAACATTATATTCTTCTAAGTGTTCCTCCGAGTCTTTTCTCTTCATTGATAACCTGAAGAACCTGATCCTTGATTTTTCTTGCAAGCTCTTGGTCCTTTTTGCTTGTTCCATCAGAGGACTCTTCGGATTCTCCGTTAGACGAACCTGATGACGTAGAATTAACCGTAATGCTAATATCTCCAGACCCTCCACCAGACTCTTTATTGATGTCTATAAGTTCTTGAATTTTATCCAAAAGTTCTTCTGAATTTTCTGTTTGTGTTTCCTGGAATCCAGCATTTAGGTTTTCAAGGTTACCTTGTCCAATCCTTTGTGTTGCTGCGGAGTTCATTACAAACTCTCCTCCAGAAAGCATCGTCGGAACGTTATCAATACCAGCACTAGATGGAACGTAACCTCCAGTAGCCCTATTAATACGTATCTCCTCAAAAACATTCCCAGTCTCTCTACTAAGATCACTGCTAGAGAACGATGCATTTTCACCAAGAGAGTTAGCAAGCAATCTGTTATTAATAACCTCTTTAGCTAACGGGCTATTAGGGTTACTAGCTATATACTGATCAGCAATTTTACTAGTTGGGTTTTTATCGAAGAAAGATGATAGGTTTGTAGTTGTAAGATTTCCTTTTTCACTGAATATATTAACAAGCCCACCAAAGTTTCCATCAAGACCTTCTACTTTTCCTCCAGTGAATACACCCTTGAGTCCAGAGCCTATAGATTTTAAAAGATTACCAGCGCCGCCGCCCTGATCTCTTGTTTCTGCAAACTTGTTTTGGAATCCAGCTGAAGCCGACTGTGCTATAGCACTGAATGCAGTACTAACAACAGCTCCGATGATTGCGTTTTTAAATGCTTCTTTTCTTTCTTTTTTCCTTTGCTTTTCTTCTAGTTTAAGCCTTGTTCTTTCGCTATTTTCTTTTGTGAAAGCATCTACAGCTTGACCTTTTGCTTCCTGAGTTAACCTTTGTAACGGTGCTCCTCTAGATCTTCCAAAGTTTGTCAATCTTACACTTTCGGGCTCTAAGCTTATTGAAGCTGCTCCTCCACTTCTTGAACTGCTAAATCTTTTAGTATCACTCAATCCCTGTGTAAAACCTTGACCAGCAAAAGAAATTAAATCGTTGGCTCCTTTTATGGCTCCTCCTCCGCGTATACCAGGGCCGAAGAATCCGCCTTGTCCAGTTTGCACAGCTAATCTACCGCTTTCAAGAGGGTTGCCGTAAGCACCTGAAGACTCAAATCTATTCCTGCTGTTAGCTTTAAACGGTCTCCCATATATATCTGCGAAGTTTCCACCTACAAGACCTCCTGAGGCAAATTTTTCTATTTTTCCTCCATTGATCTCATCCATGAAAGATGGTCCATATTTTTCTACAGCACTTTTTCTTACTACATATTCTCCGCCCATTAAGAGAGCGGGAACATCGTCCTTTGTGCCAGAACCTCCATTGATCATTCCACCAGAAGCACGTTTTGTTATGCTTCCTGTAACCGATCCTACTGCATTGGCAATACTACCAAAAGCATTATCTAATTGCGTTCTTGCTATTTTGTTTAAGAATTCAGTGGCCGCAGCTAAAAGTATGTCCTTTAGATCGCCCCCTCTTTGTGTGGCTTCTAAAATTCCGTCAATTAAAGTATCCTTGAACTGAACAGCTCCATCAATAAGTGTGTTCCTTATGTTTAAGGACGCCTGAGTGCCGTCCACAGCCAGAGCATTAACAAGTCCTTGTCCAAGTGTGTCGGGCTCTGCTAGCAAGGTTTTTATCCTCTTAACGGCAGCTTCAATTTCATCTGGTGACGAATTGTCGTCTATCTTCGATTTTATCTTTAATATTTGCAGATTAATATTATATTCTTCCTCTGCTTGTATTCTTTGGGCTGTACTTGTAGCCTCTATTAAGCTTAATTTTTTCTCAAGCAATAATTGAGATTCATTCGCTTCTGATATACTACCACTAGACTGAAGTACCGACTCTCTTCTAGCTCCAATCAAACCTGAGAGTATTTGACTTGGGTCTGTACTGGTTTTTGCTTGGAAAAGAGCCTGCTGTCTTCTTGGTTCAGAATTAGCAATCTCTTTTAACAAAAGATTACCAAATATTGTAAGGCCACCAGAAGCGTCTCTTATCGCTAATTCAAAATCGTTAAGAGCTATTCTTTCAAGCTTTTCAAGACCCGCTCTTTTTGCTTCGTAATCTTTTAAAGAGGGTGTAAAACTCTCTATACCTGTAGCGCCGCTACCAGTTTCTTTTTTGGCAGCTGCAAGATCCTCCTTCAAACCAGTTAGACCTGCCTTAACCGATCTTTCTAATGTTTTGTCAAAAACAACAGTTGCATTTGATGCTCTTATCTTTATAAAAGCTTGAATAGTGGATTCTAGTTCGTTATTTGCTTTTATTAATTTTATTTGCTCATCGGTTTCTTTACCAGGACCAAACTCTCCCGACAACCTACCCAATTCATTTCTTTTAGATAATGTATCACTTTGAATTTTTGATAATTTTTCCCGCAACTCAGACAGAGTCAAAGATCCAAAAGAGTTTTCATTGGCGGCTGCAGCTGGATCTGAAGCCTGAAGATTTAATTTAGCAGCTTGTAATTGTATATCTGCAGCATCTCTATTCTTATTGCTTATGTTTTGATTTAGCCTTATATTTTGCAACAAAGATTCCTTAGCTTCTATTTTTGCTTGTATGGCATCTGTTTTCTCTTGCTTTCTTTCTGTGTTTAAGTCTGTAACAAGTTTATCGGCAGCTTGCTTAAAACTACCTAATGATCCTCCTTCTCCTTGAAGGCTTTCTCTTAAGCTTCCTTGTGTGGCTCTATCTACGTTAACACCCTGATCCTTCAATGTGTTTATGACATCTTTTAGTAAGGTTTCCTGGGCCAATCCTCGCTGTCTTTCAAAGTCTTTACGTGTAAAGTCTTTGTTTACATTGTTTATTGCTTTTTCTTGCGCGAATGCTTGTCCTTCACTCTGTATAGATCCGCCTTTTAGCTTTATGTTGCTTATGTCCAGATCCCTCTGAATTTCGGCGCTAGTTCGCTGTCTGGTTAATTCCTCTCCTTTTAGATCCAGTATCCTCTGGGTAATAGTTTCTCTATTTTTTTCTTCTTGGACAGCAAGCTTAATCAGTTTTAAGTTTTCTTTTTGTATATTTATTTCCGCGTTCTGTGCATTTATTTCTGCGCTTTTTATTTTAAAACTTTCCTTGGCTAATTTAATGATATCTTCTAGATTGCCTTTTACTAAGCCAGAATTTTCAAGTTCACTTCTTAATTGATTCTCATCAAATGTTCCAGTTTCTTGAACCTGAAATCTAGCCGATGCCAAAGCATCATCTCTTCGCTTTATGTCTGAATCCTTAATAAGTTTACCTCCAGGCAGAGCACTTACTTGAAGCTCTTTATTCTGAGTTACAGACTCATCAAAAACACTTAAAAGCTCTATTCTTTTTTTCTTTTCTTGATCTATGGATCTCAGTTGTCTTTCGCTTGAAGACTTTGTTAAGTCAGAAGTTTGTTTTAGAGAATTTTGAAGTTTCAATTGAAATTCAAGCTCACTAGTAGTTCCAATCAATGCTCTTGAAGCAGAAAGAACCGCACTTCTTCTTAAATCGTCTATAGCTTTAAGGGTTGATATTTTTCTTATTTCTATTTGCTCTGTCTCTTCGGCAACTTTGGCTTCCTTCAAAAGAAAGTCGACTAAACTCTCTCTAATTTTTTCTTGTTCAATTAATTCTTGTTTAATCCTTGTTATTGATTCTGGTCGTTTTTCTGACTTAAGTTGAGCTTTTTTCTCCGATATAGCATCTGTAACTTTGCCAAACTGCCCCTGCTTATCTTGTGGTAATTTCGAAAGTTGTTGGTTTATTAACCGCTCTAAACTTCCTGGTTCATTAGCAAGAGTCGATCTTTGAAATTCTGAAAATGTAGCAATAATACCGTTAACGGTGTCTGAAGTTTCAGCTGTAGGTGATATTCTGCCTATTTCCTTCTCTATAGAGTTAACTAAAACCTGATCCTTACCTGCTTGATCAGTACCTGTGTTTTCATCTGCAACGCCCCTCCTTATCTCGTCTGCTCTCCTGTTTTTGTCAGCAAAAATATTTTTACCAAATTCTTTGTTAGCAAGTATCTTTGAAAGATCTGTTTTCGATTCTTTTGCTCTTTTTTTTGCTTCTCTTTCTTGGGGAGAATCAATTCCAGGTATAAGACCCGCAAACTCAAGTAATTTATCCTTAAAGTAATCTAGAGCAGTTCCAAGTGGTTTAAATTTATTAGCAAGCGATGTTATGATTGGTGATAAAATTTGGAACGCAACAACAGCCTGCCCGATAAAAGGAACCAATTTAGGAAGAAGCCTTGCAACAAAGCCAAATCCCTTACCTAAACCAGGCAGAACCTTACCGAGAACTCCAAAAATTTTGCCAAGTTTTCCGTCCTCCCCAAGTCCAAGCGATGGCGTCTTTTCTGGTATAAATCCCTGACCCCTACCCAATTTAACACCAAAACCCTGTAAAAGTAAAAGAGTAGTAACAGCCTTTGAGGCTCCCGCCGCTAGTTCAGACATTGTTTTGGATGCTCCTGTGGCTTCCTCACCGACACTACTAAAAGCTCCCTGCAAAACAAACGCTGCAGTACTTAATGCAAAAAGTCTACCAGAAGCGTCACCCGCAGCTTCACCATTATCACTATTTCCTCCATTTGAGTTATTACTATTTTTATTGGCTTTGCGAGCGCTATCTGCCATGAAAGTTCCCACAAAGTTAGGAACAAAACCTCTAGCCGCAGTTTGAGGTATTCTTCCAGTAGGTTCATCTCTTGTATTAGTAACAGCAACACCATTCGGGTTTTGGCTGTTTCTTAATTTACCGCTTTGATTTATTCTGATTTGATTGGTTGGAACACCAGCCTGTTTTTCGCGCTCAACAGCCTCTTCAATTGGGCTCATTGTTTGGGCGAAGTTAGGGACATAACCACCTGAAGCTCTTCTTGGAAGAGAAACTCTTTTTTGTCCAACTACATCACTCCTCTTGAAAGAATCAGCTGTTCCTATAGCTCCTTTATAAGGGCTTTCTAAAACTTG